CTTGTTTCCTCCCTTGCAAACTCATGTCTTCAACAACATCGAATTTCAAGCCTTTTACCCGACCCGAGTCGACTTCTCGCCGTGCTAACGCCGGCGCCAGGTTTGCTGAGGAAGGGGGGAAGGAACCCCGCCGCCGAGAGGCCTGTTCGGGGGAGAACCTAACCAGCCCCGCTGGAAGGGAGCGTCATTTGGACGCGCTGCATGGTAGGCCCATTCATGCAGCCAGTAAATCTACTCACGGGCCCTTTAGCCGAGATGCTGTTGCCACTGGCAGCGTTAACGGCTTAGAACATTACAGTGCAAGCGCGGAGGCAGGCTGCAAGGCCTTCGCGCGTGGGAACTGCAGGTATGACCCCTGTAAATTCTCACATGGGGCGCCCCCATCGTCGGGGCCTGCCCCGGTGCCTGGTCCGGCACCTGTTCAAAATATGCCCGCGCCTCCCCAGCTTGACAAGGAGAAGCGCGTGCTAGACTATCTTATGCCTCCCGCGGAACAGGAGTTGCCTTCGACAGTTGCTCTTCAAGATCAAGATGGGATCACTTACAGTGAGTTTTTCACCCGGCGTTATTGGGCCGGTCTCACTGACATCCAGGTCTACGAAGAGTTATCCGCCCTCAATGAGCCACAGCCAAGCTCTTGTGGGCAGTACACCTTTGTCAGCATGCACGTCGGGAATGGTAGCCCGGTGCGCATAGGTGTACCTAACGCTTTGCTCACATACGCTGCAGGCTTTTCTAGGCCGCCCAGGGTCGACGACGCCGTTTACGACGCTCGAGTTCGAACCTGCTACAGCTTTGTGCGGGCAAACTGGGACCTCTCCCGCGTTCCGATCTACTACCTGACAGCAGCCATACATGGTGCCGTTTTTCATGCTCTCTATGGCACGCGTCATTTGGAATTTTTGCGCCGCAAGGCAGCGACTTCCCTCGACCAGCGTGCCCAGACCATCATACGGCGTAGCGAGACACGCTGTTTCGCCTTATGTTGCCGATCCATATTCACGTTCACTGATATCGTGGTTGGGAAAAGCGTCGTGAGGTGGGCGTTTCTCACCACCATGAGTTCGCTGGTCTACTACGCCATGGCATTGATGTACTACGGCAAGTTGGACATGTTCTTTTCTAAGGAGCCTGCTGACGTACCGTTTGGATATTATTTGCCCTTGCTCGGAAGTGCTTTGGCCCTCGTGTTTCCGCTCAACAAGCTCTGGAACCTCCTATGCCCGCCTAGCTGTCGGGATAGGACCTGCCGGGTGTTTAGTTGCTGCGGCAGCCTTTGGTACATCGCCTATGACCGGAACCCCTGTGATTGTTGCCTTCGCGTGCGTAAGTACGTTAAGGCGACGTACAATGAAGTCCGCCCCTTGGCCCATGCGGTAGAGACCACGGTTGTTCACAACCAGCCTCTCTACGATGGGTCCGACGCGGAGTTCAAAGACAGTGGTGCTTTGGCTTCTGACTTTCGTCCAGCTGCGGACGACTTCGAAGACTACGGGGATGCTGCGCTAGCACAGGGTTCGAACGCCTGGCTGGTAAATCTCATCGCCCCCGAAGTCTACGTACCGGTTATGCGCGGGAACAAATGTGAGCTCATGTTCGTTTCTCAAGCCTTGCGGTTTGACCGCGACCAGGTGACGAAGGGTTACCTGGCCGCGGCGCGCGGGCATGCCATACGGATTAGGTTCACGGCCCCTAATAACGCCACCCGCATCCTCACCGCCACTGGTGATCACAATGCCGAGGCGTTTATGAAGGAGAAGTATCCAGGAGTGAAGTTCCTGGTTTACGCCGAGTACCAAGTTGAAGACTCCAGCAAGCGCGCTGAAGTCAACATATCCGCCTTCAGATGTTGGAAGACCTTGCCGGCTTACCCTGGCTTCATGGTGCACATTGCTTGTGCTACGCCGAATACCGACGTTCCCTACAACCCGCATGTAACAAGCGGGGCCAAGGACACCGTCGCTCACGCGGCCAATCTTCCGCCCACGGCATTCCCTGGCCACAAAAGCGCAGCACCACCCAGCTTAGAACCCTCCCCGCCTGCGCCTAACGGCTCCGGCGGGTCAGGTCGCGGGCATGTCCGGTCGGTCACTCCTCCCCTGGAGAGGCCGGGCACGCCTGAGACCTTGGCACGTCGCCCATTTACCCGTGTGGCAGAGGTCACGGAGGTGGGCAACCTGCTGCCCGCGCCGCCCAAACTCAAAGCCGGTCCCAAGGACTACAGCCCGTCCCCGCCGTGCAGCGTCGCTACGCTGCCCCGCACCGAGCTGCAGACCCTGGCTACCCCCTATGTTGGCTCGCTTAACCATTCTCTTCATGCCGATGAGTTTGTTTACGCGAGCGAGGGCTACGCACCTATCCCTTTCGCGAGTGTCACCAGCCACGCAGCACTCAAGCCCATACCAGTGGGTTGCAGCGTGACTGAACTATCGCGTGACCCGAAGGAAACGGACGACTCGTTCTTCCTTTGTGGTCTGGGATTGATAGATGGAATGCCGAGCACGTTCGGCAGGAATAGGCAGAACGAAGTGGTCGCCCTGCACAACCGGTTGCTTCCGCAACCTCCGCCCTCAACGGCGGAAATGAGTTGGGCGGCCGCTACGGCCTGCATGCTGGACAACGCGGAGGAACTTTTTGGAGATCCGCGTGAGATCCCGCGGTCGTCGGCAGCCGACTTTGTTATGCAACAACAGCTGTCTAAAAGGGCTGACTACGACGTCCGGTTTGAAGAACCGCACGAAGAGGTCAGTCCCAAGCCTGGGAAAATCATCGTGAAAAATGAATTGGCACCTCCCAGAGCTGAGGGCGTGTATAATGCGCGCCCTCGCCTGGTCATCGCTCGCGGTGACCCGGCAAGCCCGATGTATGACGGGCCCAATTGCGCCGATATGAAGGCGTGGCTCACAGGCAAGTATTTGAGTGTAGACCTCGAATCCGACGAGAGGGATTGGCCCCGAGTCGCCGTTACCTGTGGGGCCGATGCAGCGCGCATCGGAATGGATTACCACGACTTGTTGACTCGCGGGTATGTTCCCATCACAGCTGATGGCAACTCCTTCGACTCGACTCAGAGCGAGTTTGCCATTCGCAATGCCACCGAAGGCTTCAACTTCTTCGGCGGCATGTCTGAGAATCAGCGCAAGATGCGTGTCCGCTACAAGTTGCGGGTGATTGCGTCGCGGTTTCACCGCGTCAAATACCCCTTCACAACCGGTAGCGGAGACGCAGATACCACCGTTCAGAATTCATGGAACATGGCGACCGCGCTGTTCTGGGCCATGAAAGAGTTGCTAGTCATCGACTTCTACATTCGTGTGGCAGGAGACGACGTGCTCCTCTTCCTTCGGCCTCAGGACATCGCCATGGTCCGTGCGCGGTTCTGTGGTATAGTTAGAGAGTTAGGGTATGACTTAGAATGGGAGCCTCGGCTCACTTATTTGTCTGCCCATTTCGTGCCCGTCGTTCGCCCCGACGGGCGCGAGACGTGCGTGTTGGTGCCCGACTTCTGCCGGATCATCACCAAAATGGGGTGGAGCCCGTCTTCACCCCCGCGCAGCACACAGACGCACAACGTCTGGCTCGCCAAAGTCGTCAGCATGTTGCGAGCCTACCCCTTTTCAAGTTTTCTTGTGGGGTGGGCACAGCTCCGTGCTGCCCTCGATGCCGTGCCGGTTTACTGTGGTGCAGCACCTGCCAGCGCCCCTGTATGGACTTACAGGTGCGAAGGCACTTTCGCCGGGACTGAGAAGTCTGACAGCGCCTATGCCATAAGCATGGGCGTTGACGTGACTAACCTGGCGACTGTGGGCGAACTGCTGGGCCGGACCATTTTGGTTTCCGGGGCCCGTCCCGCTTTTATCTCAGACCCAGCCATAGCGGAACTCTTGCTTGCACGGTTTGGACGCCCTCGGGCCTCCGCCCTGCCGAGAGTTGTGCATAGGCAGGAAGCCACGCCACCCGTCTCGATTGGCGTAAATGCTACAGAGGCTCAATCAACACTATGCCAAAAACTCATGAAGATAAACCCAAGTACTCCAGACGGATACTTGATAAGCTCAAAGGAGCCGTCCCCATCCTCGACAAGATCGTCGACCTGTTACCCTTTGCTGCAAAGGGTAAGAAGGCGAAAGCCCGAAAAGCAGGTGGGAAATCCCTCGGTGTCAAATCCAAGGGCTCAGTCAGCAAATGGAACGTGCCGCACACTGCAAGTTTCGCGACGCCAGCCAGCTTCGCAAAGCTCAGCAGCAACAGCGCCTTCCTTGGTCCTGAACTCGGAGTTACACACCCCAGCCTTGGAATCCAAGGTGTCCGAGTCAGGTTTAAGCAGCCGCTGTGTTCAGTCACCCTCTCTACCGTTATTATTAGTGGGACGACCTACACGAACGGCTTCTTTGGAAGCGACGGGCCCGCCCTTGTGTGGCCCGTCACTTACCCTTTCCCCGCGCCAGCTGGAACGCCCGGAAACACCGCGAGTTACATTGACCTCAACCCCGGTTCGCCCTTACTCGGCGGACCCCTTGGCGTCAAAGCCTCGCTCTACGAGAAGTATCGGTTCACAAACCTCACCTTCACGTACACCACCGCGGTCCCAACCTCACAGGAAGGGACATTCGGGCTCTGTGTCGTCGACGACCCCGCGATCGTCTCCACCACCGTCACAAGCTTCAACACCCTCCGGGAGGTCCCCCCCAACGTTATGGGGCCCTACCGCATCCCCGAAGCCCAACTCAAGTGGGGCACAAAGAACACCACTCTCTACTACATCGACCCCGCCGGGGCCTCTCTCTCCTCAGTCGACCGAACGCCGGCCGACGAACGCCAGTGCGTCCAAGCGACGCTCTGCGGTTGGGACAGTGGTCTCGTGTGGACGTCTCAATCACCCCCCGCAGGCGGAGAGCAGTACCTTACGGTCGGCTATCTCGACATCGAAGGCGAAGTCGAGTTTTATGAGCCCATCCCCCCAGCCGCCGCCCCCACTTTCACCCGCAGCCGCGCCGAGCGTGCAGCAGTCGCCGACTTCCTCGTTCAGTTCCGAGGGGCTAAGCCCCCCGTCACTCGTGGACCCCGGTATACGCTACCGCCGCTTTCCGCAGCAGCAGCAACCACCGCCGCAAGCTTCGACACTGAGATCGATGAGCACGAGTACCCCGCCGTCCGCGTGGAACCTGTCCCCGTATCGGCCCCAGTGCCCGCAGCCGCAGCGAGCGCCGCCGCCGAACCCGGCCGCGGTGCTCCCACCTCCCTTTTTTCCCGCCTCCGCTTTTAGGCCGGCGGGGAGGGATATAGAACCCGTGCTGTTTTCAGCCGGGGACCTGCGGAGGATGCCGCAGTTCGGGGAACCGGACTACGGCAGCCCCTGCAACTAGGGGGGGGGCTCACGCCCCCCCCCCCCCCCC